TCGGGACCAACGTCATAGGCGTAGGCGACGCGGCAGGCATCAACGCTGTAGGCAACATCGCCGGCGTGCCCGTCATCGTCGACGGCAACATGCCGACGGACCTGGGCGCAGGCTCGGACGAAGACGCGGTTGTCATCATGCGAGCTGACGACGTTCTCCTCTGGGAGAACGGCGACGGCGCACCGATGCTGGCCCGCTACGACTCGGTCGGATCGGCAAACCTGACGATCAAGATCATCTCGTACGGCTATTCGGCGTTCATGGTCAGAGACCCGAACAGCGTCTGCAAGTGCCACGGGACGCTGTACAACGCGACCCTCTAAGACCCCCCACCAGGGAGCGCCCCGGCTCGGCAGTCAAACCGGGCCGGGGCGTTACCACCCGGAGGAAAGATGAGCGACAAGTCGAGTTACCAGGAACTTTGGGACAAGCAGGCCGCTGGCCGTGTCCACAAGCCGGAACCCGCGCCACCGGCACCGAAGCCGGCCGCGAAAAAGAAGCCGGCCGCGAAGAAGAAGTAGCTGATGCCCGCCTATACGACCAGGGCGGTCGTCAAGACCTATCTGGGTATCCCGTCGGGCACCTCGTCGGAAGATGACGCGATCGACGCAGCGATCAACGCAGCCGAAGCCGAGGTAGACAACTACACCGGCCGCAGCTTCGCCGTACCAGGGTCGACCTCGACCAAGGTGTACCGGCCGATGAACGACCGTGTGGTCCTGGTCGACGACATCGCCCAAACCACGTCGCTGGTGCTGAAGGTCGACACGTCCGACGACGGTACGTATGACACGACCCTGACGGTTACGTCGGAGTTCGTCGTAGACGGCAACCAGGCCCCCTATCGGGTCATCCGTCGCGTCGACGGGTCCTCGTTCCCCAGGTACACGTCAGACCGTGCCACCATCGAGGTCGAGGCGTATTACGGATACGGCATGAGCATTCCGGCCGCGATCGTGCAGGCATCGACGGTGCTCGGCGCACGCCTGTATCAGCGGCGCAGCTCGCCGCTGGGCTTTCAGGCCGGCCTCGAGGGCGACGCCGTGCGTATCTCACGAATCGACCCGGACGTGCGCGCCCTGTTGTCCGGTTATCGCCTGTTGGCCGTGGCGTAGATGTGGCCGACTTCACCGCCATACGGGACGAGATCAAGGTCAGGCTCGAGACCGTGAGCACCTTTGTCGCGGTGTTCGACACCGTCCCGGATCGGGTGACCGTTCCGTGCGCGATAGTTCGCCCTGGTTCGCCGGTGGCGGACTATCACGAGGCGATGGGCGGCCAGGGGCTGTCTAGGTTCAACTTCGAGGTGCTGGCCCTGGCGCAACGGTGGGAACCCAACGCCGGCCAAGACGTCCTCGACAGCTTCATCACCGGATCAGATTCGGTCGAGGCCGCAATCCGGGGCGACACGACGCTGGGCGGCGAGGCTTCGACGTCCCAGGTGACGAGCTGCACCGCTTACGGAAATGTCAACGTCGCCGACTCGCAGTACGTCGGCGCAATCTTCAACGTGGAGGTATTCGCCACATGACGACTTACAAGGTCGCCGGCACCAGAACGGTTGCCGGCGTAGAACCAGGGGGAACCGTCACCGATGGCGACCTCGAGGGCTGCAACATCGAGGCCCTCATCTCCAGCGGCCACCTGACCGCACCATCTACAACCAAGAAGGAAGGCTAATCATGGCCGTGTTTATGTCTAATACTGTCACCGTGACAGTGAACTCTGTGGACCTAACCGATCACATCACCAGCATCTCGGGGTTCAACGAAACCTGCGCTGATCTGGTGACGACGGCGATGTCAGAGACGAACGTCTCCCGCATCGGAGGAATCAAGGACTCGAGCGTCTCAATCACGTTCCTCAACGACTTCGCTGCGTCCGAGGTTTACGCGACCCTGGCGAGCCTCCTGGGGACAGCGGTCGCGGTCACGATCACGCCGACGAGTGCGGCCGTGTCGGCGACCAACCCGAAGAAGACCGGGTCGTGCCTGGTGACCGAGCTTCCGTTCATCGACGGCAGCGTCGGCGACCTCGCCGAAGTGTCCGTCACCTGGCCCGTAACCGGGGCAATCACGACAGCGACGAGCTGAGGCCATGATCGACCTCAACATCCGGGTCCAACTCGAGGACGGCACCGAATGGGCGGTCAAACCGTCCATCGGGACGTTCGTGAAGTTCGAACGGCATTTCAAGCTGTCCATTCAGGCCCTGTCGAACGGATCGCTCGCCCTCGAGCACCTGGTCTGGTTGGCCTGGGAGCAGGCCCGCCACGAAGGAAAGACCGTGCCGCCGTTCGACCAGTTCATCGAGCAAGTAGAGAACCTGGAGATGGACAACGACACCAGCCCTTTAGTCGATACAGCCTGACTTATCACCTCGCCGACCTCGCGTTGGCCACCGGACAGCCGATCACGGCGCTGCTCGAGGCCCCACCTGATGTCGTCAGGGCGATCAGGGCCGCACACAACGAACGAACGAAGGAGGCGAACCGGCGTGCCAGAGGTCGAAATCTACGTTGACTCCGCCGCCCTCCAGAAGGCGATGAAAGAAGCCGGCGACGACATGGTCGCCGAGCTGAAGGCAGGAAACAAGGCCCTGGGCGAGATCGTCGCCGCACGCGCCCGCCAGATCGTTCCGGTGCGTTCCGGTGCCCTGAAAAAGACGATCAACGCTGTGAAAGCCGTCAGCGGCGCGAAGATCACCGCCGGCACGCCGGGTCTGACGTCGAAAGTCCCCTACGCGGGTCCCATACACTACGGATGGGATAACGCCTTCGGCGACGGCGTGACGATCGAGGCGCGGCCGTTCCTGTCTGATGCCCTGGACGATGTCCACGACGAGGTGGTCGACGCCTACGACAAGATGATCGCGGACCTGCTCAAGAAGGCGGGCCTGAGGTAATGGCGAAGAAGAAGACACAGAAGATCGACGTAGCCCTTTCGGCGAACGCGAAGGAGTTCAAGAAGCAGCTAGACAAGGCCGAGAAGGACGTCGGGAAGTTCTCGAAGGCGAGTTCCAAGGCGTTCAAGTCGCTGAAGATGGCCGGTGTCGGCCTCGCCGCCGGCATGGGCGCAGCGTTCGTGAAGGCCGGCCTCGACTTCGAGGCGATGGAGGGCATCCTCATAAAGGGCACCGGGGCGACCGGGACGGCCCTCGAGGACCTCAAGACCCAGGCAACTGATGTCCTAAAGACGGTCCCGGAGACGGCTGAGGTGGTCGCCGGCGCGATCGCCGACGTCAACACGTTCTTCGCAGCGACCGGCGACCAGCTCGAGGCGACCACGGGCCTGTTCCTGGACTTTGCCCGCGTGGCCGACATGGACGTCGGCGATGCGATAGCGCGCGTCGACGCTCAGATGACGCAGTTCAACATTCCGCTCGAGGAAACCGACGAGCTGTTGGGCGACCTGGTGCGTGTGGCTCAGGCGACCGGCGCACCGATGGACAACCTGCTCGGGCAGCTCGAGAAGTTCGGCCCGCTGTTCGCCACCGCCGCATTCACGGGCGAAGAAACGATTGCCATGTTCGGCATGTTGGAGCAGGCCGGCGTCGACGTCACCAAGCTAGGGCCGGCCCTGACCAAGTTCTTCGCAGATGTCGCCGAGGGCGGCGGCGAACCTCGCCAGGCGTTCGAGGACCTGGTCGCACAGATCGCCAACGCCGAAACCGAAACGCAGGCCCTCGCTCTCGCGTCGGAGGCGTTCGGGACCGCCGGCGCACGCATGACGTCCGCGATCCGTTCCGGCAACCTCGAGCTGGAGACGTTCGGCGGCCTCCTGGGCGTCGGAACCGGCCTCGTCGACGCCCAGGCAGACGCCACCGAAACGCTGTCCGACAAGTTCGCCATAATGAAAAACTCGTTGATGGCTGCGATGGGTCCCATCGCGCTCGAGCTGATGGACAAGTTCACCGTCGCTATGGAAGGCGTCGGACCGTTCATCGAACGAAACCAGGAGATGCTGACAACCCTCGGCGTCGCCATAGGTGCCGTCACCGCCGCGTTCGTTGCGTTCAAGATCGCGACGGTCGCCTGGACGGTCGTTTCGACAGCGGCAACGGTCGCAACGACAGCCTGGGCGGTCGCCACAACGGCGCTGAACGTCGCCATAGGGATACTGACGGCGCCCATCACCCTGTTCGTCGCCACTATCGCTGCGATGGTTGCCGGCGTGGTCCTCGCCTACCAAAACTTCGACCTGTTCCGGGCCGCAGTCGACGGCCTCGCCGACGGTGTCGTGTTCGCAGTCGAGGCGTTCGTCGGACTGCCGCGCCAGATATGGGACACGATCACCGACGGTGCTAGGTGGATCCTGGCCGCCGGGGCGAGCATCGGACTGAACCTGCTGAAGGGCATCGGCGACGCGCTCGGCGGCGCGGTCGAGTGGGCGACGTCGTTCGCAAAGGACATCGCCAACGCGCTGATCCGGTTCGTCAACATCGCTATCGACGACCTGAACAACTTCCTCGAAATCGACATCGACATGCCCGGATTCCTACCCGATCTCAGATTAGATCCGCCGGACATCCCCGGCATCCCGCTGCTGGCCGCCGGCGGCATCGTGACCGCACCGACCCTGGCGGTGCTCGGCGAAGCCGGCCCCGAGGCCGTCATCCCGCTCAACAGGGCCGGCGGCGGCATAGGCGGCGGCCCGATGACCGTCAACATCTACATGCCGGTCGGATCCGACGGCGACTCGGTCGTGCGCGCCCTGCAGGAGTACGAGGCCCGCAACGGCCCCGTTCCGGTCGGCACCAGGTCCCTGTAATGGCCTGGGTCTACAACCTCACATTCGCCCTCGACGCCGGGTCAGTCGCGCTGTCCGACGTCGCCGGCTTCACCTGCAAATACGGCAAAACGGCCGAAGCGGCGTCGTATTCGGCAGGGGTAGGCACCCTCGAGCTTTACAACAACGACGGCAAGTTCACACCAGGCGGCGGCGGCACGTTCACCGACGAAGAATGGATCGGCAAAGCGTTCCGCCTGTACGTGTCCGACTCGGAGAAGGTCTACGCCTACGGGCCGCCTACCGTGTTCGCCGGCGTGGTCGAAGACATCGACCTAAAGATCATCGACACGAAACAGTCACGGCTGACGGTCAAGATCATTGACCGCCTGGGGCAGCTGTCCCAGATGATGTTGGGCGACCCGGACGACTCGGGCGGCATCGCGTTTACCGGCGCGAACGTGTCTGCTCAGCTCGACGAGATCATGGACTACCAGACCGTCGGCCAACACGGCGACGACTGGGTCGTCGTAGACGACACCAACGTCGGGCGCACTACCCAAACGGGCCTCAAGCACGAAGGGTCCGCCGGCAAGGTCGCGCAGCTGCTCGGCCAGACAGACGGCGGCGACGTGTTCTGCAGGCAGG